TTTCTACGCCGTCGATGATGTACTGGCAGACGGTGACGCAATCTTCTTCGCGGGTTTCGAGGATCGCTTCGTCGGGAAAGTCTTTGGGCAGCTCGTCGCGGTAGGCGATGCCTTCGACGTTCATGCCGCGGGAGAGTTCGTGACGGATGCGGCAGAGAGTGCGCGTCTCGTGCTCGCGGATCCAATATTCCGCGATCTGCACACCGCCGCCGTCTTTCCCTACCCCGATCCAGTCCGGAGCCGGGTTTTCCTGGTCGGTGTAAAACGAATTGCGGCAGAGGTCGGTCTTGTTGCCGAACCGCCGGCGATGCTCGTCGGCGCTGATGGTGGTGAGGACAAAACACCAGTCCGCATCGGCGCGGTCATACTCGCGCGCGTTCGGATCGAACAGAACCGAGAATTGATTCTCGATACGCTCGATGCGCAGCTCCTGGTCGAAGCTGCCTTTCTTGTAGCGGGTCGAAACGCGATAGAAGCCGCGGCCGGAGGTTACCTGTTGTTCGCGCGACGTGTCGTAGGCGATGTCCGCGTCAGACTCGTACTCGATGTGCCGGATTCGCCCCTGCAACATCTCCGCCGTTTCTTTAGTTCCCCCGTCGAGCGGGGTGAGCCGGATGGCAGGCTTCGACTGGCGGCCGTCGTTGACGACTTGCGCGGTGAAAGTCTGGAGCCGGTTTTCCGTGAGGACGGGACGCTCGGCCGCGATGCGCTGGTCTTTGGCTTCTTTGTTCCACTGATCGCCCGCCGCAAACGCTACATCTTCGACGGCCTCTTCGCGGTCCTCGCGATCGACGGCCATCGCATACTTGAAGCGCTCACGCGCCAGGCGCATGAATTCGGTGACGTCTTTGACTTTGCTCGGCACTTAGTTGATCGAGTTGCGTGCGGCCGTGCTGTTGGAGATGCCGCTATTGGCGACGGCCTGAGAGCCTTGCATTTGCAATGAAGAGGTCCAGATCGGGCCAGGGTAAGTGTTCGGCCAATACGGATAGCTCGGCCCGTTGTAAGGTCCACGTCCGCAGTGAGGGCAACGTCCGCAGTGAGGGCAGGACTGCCCGAGTTCCATGTTTTGCTGGTAGGCGGAAACGGAGATCTGGTTGGTTTGGTTCAAGGCGTTCGGTTCGTTCATAACGTCGCGTCGCGTTCATGAGGGGATGCCCGCGCCGGGTAAAGGAGGAAGAAAACCCGGCGCGGGGCCGTTTCGCGCGGAGGGTACGCGCTCATGAGTCGAAACGGCTACCCGGTCTGAGGAGAATTCAGCCGGGTCCGACACCTGATCTATCGGCAATCCTCACGAAAGGCCTTGTCGAGCTTTTCGAGGTACGTGCGGTCGTCGGAGTCGAAGTGGTGCCGGACGGTCGGGTTGCCGGTGCTCTCGCCCTGGCGCTCGGCCAGGAAGAGGTGGAGGCGCATTTCGAGATCTCGCCGCCATTTTGTGTAGGCGTTCATTTTGCGGGCTTGCGTGCTTTCCCGGCTTTGCGCAGCGCGATCGCTACGGCCTGTTTCTGCGGACGAAAGGCGTTGATCTCGGTTTTGATGTTTTCGGAAATGACTTTGGGCGAGCTGCCTGGCTTGAGCGGCATACACCGGATTTATCGGCAGCCTGTCAGTGGCAGGTGCCTGAAGTGATTTCTGAGACCGTGGCGTAACCGAGCGTCTTGCCGTCTGACTTCCAACAAACGACCGTATTCGGGCTGCCCGTCATCTGCACGAGAAAGTTGCCGTTCGTGCCCATCACGCCATTGGGGAAGCCATCGAAGAAGTAGGCGCCGCCGTTCGTTCCGCCGAGGGGAAAGCGCAACCCATAATCGAATGGTTGGATGGCACAGGAACCGAGGGCGCGGCCTGCATCCTCGTGATAGAAGCAGGGCGTCGCCGTGGTGATGTTGCCCCATGTCGATGAGGTGGGGACTGTCAGCGCGGAATCGGGCTTGTTGTAGATGTAGGTGGACCCGCTGTATCCCACCGGCAAAAAGTCAGCCAGGTAGTATTGAGAGCCGCCCGCTTTCGTCACCCACACGTTCGAACCCACGTACAACGGGTCGGTGGATTGGTTGAGGTTCCCGATGAGAATTTGGCCGTCCACGGTGTTGTCAGCGACGGTGACCGAAAGCAGTGGAGTCTGACCCACCGGGTAAGTGTCGCCACCGTTGGTTGCCCAGGTGATCGCGATGTGGTGCACGCCATTCGTCACAGAGCCCGCACCCGCGCCCGCAAGAGCGGCGGTCGGGACTTGCAGCGCGTCTTCCCCGAGGCCTGCGACCCACCAGATTCCGTGCCGTGTCGGAATCACCCACTTGTCGCCGAGGGTGTGGCCTGTCGACGCATGCCAATGAACAACTAGACCATCCGCTACGGCCGCATCCGTGGTGGTCACATTGACCGGTGAGGAGAAAGCGCCACTGTTGCGAGCCCACGCGTAAGTGTCGGGCGTGCCTGTGCCGACGATCTTGATAATGATCGTCTCCGGGCCCGAACCCGTGTAGCAAGGCTGCTCGTTCGCGAGAGTGCCCATGAGCAAATCGTTCAACCCGGAGCCCACAAACTCACCGCCATGATCCAGGGTTGTCATCGTGGGCAGGGCGAATGCCGGCGTGGCAAAGGCTGCCGAAAACGGCAAACAGGGAGGCTGAAGACTCCCGACCTGCAACCCCTGAATGGGAGTGAGTCCGTTAGTGACGATGCCGCCTGTCCCTCCCCTCGGTGGACCTTGCGTGATCTGAGCGAGCGCGGCCGCGGCGAGAAACAGGAGTAACGCGAGCTGCCTCATTAGCAGTGCCTCGACAAGAGAATCGCGATCGAAATGCCGATCCACGGTAAGTGCTGGTCTGCGAGCTTGCGCAGCCAATGCCGCCGATCGGCGGAGTAGTGAGTCATCATAAAATCAGTCCGGTCACCTTCCCGTGCAACCCTGTGGCACTGGCGAACCAGGTGAATCCGCCGGCGAATGGGTCTCCGTTCCTCGATTCCACACTGAACCAATCACCAGGCGCGAGCGGCTCGCCCGGCACAAGCTGGATGGGAGTAGGGGTAGAACGATCTTGTACGGTTACCGTGATCGTCGAGTTCGAGGGGTTCGTGATGCGAACGCTCCTAATCCACAGGTCCGTCAAGTGCTCGTCGGTAGGAACGGTGGGGACGATCTTGTTCAAGACGAAATTGGTGTTGCCTGGCGTCTTCACACTGGATTCATCGGCACATCACGCCATCCAACTATGCGGGTTACGTCGGCCCGCGGGCCTTCGTGGTGGCGGAGGAGGGGCGATCGGCGCTACGGGCTGGGCGAACGTAAGCGCCAGGCCGTCCGCATCGTCAGGCGAATCGAGGCCGCGTTTCTGCATCGACTCTTTGGCTTCAAGCACCAACCGGTCATTGCGATCGTGGTGAAATTCGGGCCCAGCCAGGTCAGTCTCTAGCCGGGTATCCCTTTTGTCGATCGACCCGCCCGGCAACCAGTCCCGCATCTTCATCCACATGTAGGCCCGCATGTTGGCACAGCGGTTATCGGGAGCCGCGGCGCCGAACGAAACCTCGAACACCTTGTCATAGCCGAGCTGCCGGCAGCGATCGACCACCGGGCCGCCGAATCCCGAATCGACGAACGCGGCAGCCGGCTTCACGCCGGCGTACATGGTCGACATCACTTCGGTGAGCTTGGCTGCGATCCGCATCGAGTCGCGCGAGTCTTGCCCGCTGATCCGGACGGGCGGAATCGAGGCCGCGTCTCTTCCCCGACGGAAGCGGAATACCGTGTTCGCCAGGCCGCCGCGGGCGACGTCGACGCCCACAATGAGCGGATCGTCGGGCATGTAGGCCGGTTCGCGATTCTGCGCGGCGAAGATGCGATCGCTATCGATGTACTGGAGGTCGGAGGCACGAGGCGCTACACCGCGAACGCGCACGCGGAAGAAGTCGGAGTCCTCGCCGTAATCGTGCAGCCACTCGTCGATCAGGGCTTTGTTGGTGAACTTCGAAGTTCGGGAGTCGACGACGCGCGTGTTCCAACGGCCGCGCTCGCTGCCAAACACGATGCGGTGAAACTTGCCACTGTTCCGCGTCGGGTTGCCCCACGCGAAAATCATCGGCTCGCCGTCAGTCAGTCCGCCTTCGGCTACTTCCCAGATGGCGTCAGGGATCGCGCTCGCTTCG